CTTACATGTATAACATATCATCAAATGATAAACATTTTTTAACTAAAGAAGAGTGTGAAAATGCTTTTAAAGAAGAAATGATTAAAGAGATTAACTATTACTTAAAGAACTATAAAGATAAATTTGAAGAGGAAAAATAATCATGGAATATCCTTACAAAAAAGATTGGTGGGAAACTAAAGACCATAAAAAAATTAAAATAAGTGATATGGAAACTTCACATATTGAAAATACAATTAAATATTTACAAAGACATGAAGATTTTTATGATGAATGTTTTGGAGATAATTGGTTTGGGTATGAGTATGAAGATAATTCAGAGTTAGTTGACAAGAAAATAGAAGAATTGCAGTATGAATTAGATAAAAGAAAGGAGAAATAAGAATATGAATAAAGAATTAAATGAAGACGCAAGAACCAAACAAGATTTGTTGTATGAGTGTAGCAGTTTAGAAAGTAAGTTAAGCAATGAAATTATTAAGAACGAACATTTAGAACAACAATGTAAAAAGCAAAAAGAAGTTATTGATAAATTAAATGATTTATTAAGTGATGAATTTTTAGAAGTAATAGATAGAGATACATTATTAGATATATTAAAAGAGGTGTCAAAATGAATAAATATGAAGATGTAAAAATGTATCTTGATAACAATTCTAATAAATGTGCAGATGATTTTAATAGTGTTTCGGATTATCTTTTATATTGCAGAATAGGTCAAATGTATAGAGAATTAGAACAATGTAAATTGTCTTATGAAAAATTATTAAATACTGAAAAAGATAATATGGTTAGAGTGATGTTTCAAGCAAGACAAGACTTATATAATGCAAGAAGCGGTAATCCTAGAAAACAAGATTTAATAGATGGTATTAATTATGCAATAAAAGATTTAGACAAAATTTTAGTTTTAAACGAGGTATCAGAATGAATGAAATGTATGAATACTTAAAAAACCATGCTTACATATCGTATAACAAAAAATCAACTTACGAATTTGAACTTTCGGAAGAAAGAGCCGAATGTATAGCAAATAAATATAATAGCTTAACTAAGGAATTACAACAAAAAGTAGAACAATTAGAAAACATAAGAAAAGAAGCATATGAATTTGTAGAATGGCATTATAAAGATAATCAGAAGTTTTATAAAAACAAGGGAATTGGATTGAATTATCCTGAATGTGATTATTTATTAAACATATTAAACAAATTTAAGGGTGATAACAATGAACATTATGAAAAATGTAAAGGAAGTGATAGTAATGAATAAAGAAGAAATAGTTGTTAAAAAAGTAAACATACAACAAGATGAAGTAGATATGCTTAATAATACGATTGAATATAAAGACCAAACAATAAAATATCAACAAAACCAGTATTTAAAATTATTACATAAATTAGATAATGAACAACCTTATGGATTAAATAATTTATTGTTTAGATATGATGAAATTATAAATATATTAAAAAATAAGTATCATCCTTTAAAAGATTATATCGAAAGATGGTTTGGTACTTATGAAGATTTTAAAGAAAATGAAGGATTGTTTTTTAGTGAAGATGGAATAGAAGTGGAAGAAGAAGATTATTGGTTAGTAAATATTAAAACAGATTATGCTTGTAGCTTTAAAGATATTGAATTATTAAATAGAAAAGTTTATGAGTTAGAAAAAGTAGAGAGTGATGAGTAAATGCTAACATTACCAATTAAAAAGAAATGGTTTGATATGATTTTATCAGGTGAAAAGAAAGAAGAATATAGAGAAATTAAACAATATTGGTTTACAAGATTTAATCGTAGCATATTGCATTGTATTAGTGATGAAAACTTACTAATTCGTTATGCTAAAGGATTTGTAATATTCAAAAATGGTTATCAAAAAAATGCACCAAAGTTAATGTGTGAAGTTGAAATTACAACTGATTTTGGCAAACCTGAATGGGGAGCAGAACCTAACAAGATGTATTATGTATTAAAAATATTAAGTGTGGAGGAGATTAGTTAAATGAGTAAAACGTTATCTAAAATGAATTTAATATCAGTAGTTCAATAATTGCCTAAAGAAGATATAGAAACTATACAAGGTTATGTTGAAATGATTGAAGAAGAAAATCAAGAATTAAAACTTGAATTATCAGGTTATAGACAAGCGATTTTAAATAATGAAGAAATGTTAGGTTTAAAAGAACAAAATGAAAAATTAAAGAAACAACTTGAAAATAAATATGAAAAAGTTGGTACTTTAACTAGTGAATTGTTATATGAAGAAAATACAAAATTAATTAATCAACAAAAAGAGTTTATAAAATGGCTAGAAGAAAAAGAAAAACGATTTGATATGATAGGCGACCCTATCAATTCAGGTGCTTGCTGTGGAATTTTACAAAAGTACAAAAAAATAATAGGAGTATCAGATGAAAATAATATCAAATAAAAGATATAAGGAATTACTTGATTATGAAAATAAATATCGTTTACTTACTGGGCAAACTGTTACATTTTGTACAGGAAAAAGAAGTAGATACAGTGCATTACTAAGTATGGAAAAAGAAGAAATAGTACGTAGGTATTTTGATTTATATAGTGCTTATGCACAATTATCAAAATTAGTAGGAGATGATAAATAATGGAAGATATACATAGTGTTATTCGTAGAAAAAAAGAGCGATTTAAAAAACTTAATGATTTTGATTATATAACTACTATGAACGATGTTAAAAGGAACAGAGAAATTTATCGTTTAAAAGGTTATATTGAAGCTTTAAATGATGTTAAAAACAAAAAAATATATACACAAGAAAGAGATATACTTGAAAGAATTTATAAAAATGTTGATGAAAATATAAAAAAGATTATAAGAGAATGTTGGAGGTAAAGAATGAAAAAAATAATGATAAGCCAACCTATGAGAGGAAAAACAAATGAACTAATAAAAGAAGAAAGAAAAGTATTAGTACAAAAATTTGAAGATAGAGGTTATGAAGTATTAGATACTGTATTTGATGAAACACCGAAAAATGTTGATGAAGCAATATGGTTTTTATCAAAAAGCATTGAATATTTAGCACAAGCAGATATAATCTTCTTTATGAAAGGTTGGGAAAAAGCAAGAGGTTGCAAAATAGAACACGAAGTTGCTGTTGAATATGATAAAGAAGTAATTTACGAAAATTAGGAGGTAAAGCATGAAATTAGAAGTTGGGAAATTTATCCGAACTCCCTATGGTATTAGAAAAATAGTAAATATAACCAAAGATGATGGATATGGGAAACCTAAAGTTAGAGTAATTGAATTGGATAGGCATTTGAATACCCCGTATAAATTTAATTATATATTTTATACTGATGAGAATGTTATAAAAAAATGTAAAGCCGATTATAAAATAATTAAAATTTTGGAAGAGGGGGACTATGTAAATGGATATCCAATATATGAAATAGTTGAGTATGAAGATGATACAAGAGCAATAGTTATTGATGATGATAATAAATCAATTATATGGGAAAGCGAAGATATAAAATCAGTCATAACACACGAGCAAATGGAACGAATGGCTTTTAAAGTGGAGGAATAATGAATAGAGAAATAAAATTTAGAATATGGGATAGTGTTCACAATAAAATAATTTATCTTAAAGATATGGTATCATTTGAATATGATAATGGATTTGATGTATACGAACTTTATTTTGAAGAAAATAATCTTAAATGTCGAGGATATGATGATTTTGATGATGATTTTGGTGGAACAATAGTTAACGAAACTGATTTACCTATTATGGAATACACAGGTTTAAAAGATAAAAATGGTGTAGAAGTTTACGAAGGAGATAAAGTTATGTTTGATTATGAATGGACTAAACCTGATGAAATCGGTGTTATAACTTGGAATAAAGATACGGCTAGTTTTCAAATAAAAGGTCATATTCCTAGTTCTTCTATGAAACATTTAGATAGAATGAAAGTGATAGGAAATATTTATGAAAATGAGGATGATTAAATGAAAGGAATAGAAAGAATAAAAATATTATCATCTGATATAAAAGATGAACAATTAAAATCAATTATTGATTATTTATTATCAAGAACAGATATGAACGATAAATACTTAAATGAAGAAAAGAGTTTATCTCAAATGATAAAATTCATAATGAGAGAAGCAAATGAAAAACTAAAAAAAGTATCTATAAGTGGTGGTAGTGTTGCATACGCAACTGATGAGATGGTATTTGGTTGGGCAATACATTACTGGGATGAATCTAATTCTAATTTGAACTTAGTTAATAAAAAAGAAGAGGAAGCAAATGATACTAATAGTCCAGTCAAGAGTGGACTAAATAAACAAAAACCGGGCAAAAAAGAAGAGTGGGTATCAGAAGGACAATTAACTTTGTTTGATATGTAATATGTATATTAAAGTAAAAGATAGAAAATTATTTAAAGAATTAGATGAAAACCTTACAATACCTGAAAAATGGCGAGAATTTGTAAAAGAAAAAAGTAAAAATCACAATTTAATTTTAAAATCAAAGAACGAGTATTATTGTACATGTTGTAAAACTACATTTAAAGCCGATTATAGCATTAATTCGTATTGTAAGTGTAATTGTTGTAAAAGAGAATTATTAGTTAAATCGGCAAGAATTAAGACATATTCATTTAAAGATTACTTATGTATATTTGATAGATATAAAAATTATTATATTGAAAGAGTATTTCAATTAAAAACCGAGTATAACAATGGTAATTTGAATAGTGAAATATGCGAATTTGGAAGAACAATTTATGATGATGCATTTATGCAGGTAGAAAGAATTGTAAATGAAAATTGTGTAAGTACTCCATCTGGGACATGGATAAGAAAGAATAATACAACTTTTGATTATAAATGGAGGTATCCATCGTATTATAATCCACTACATTATATAGATGAGTTTATATATTATCCATATAACATCAAGAATATAATTGGAACCATAGAAAAATACAAATATAGTCAAATATGGACATTATTAGAACACGTTGAGTATTGTGATTTGATTTATTTGTTAAAATGTTATAATTCGAGTGTAGAGTTACTAACAAAGATGAAAATGTATAATCTAGCATTAAACCCAAAAACATTTCAAAAGAAGAGGACATTTTGGGACAGGTTTTATGGACTATCAAAAGATTATTTCCCGTTTATTGTAGAAAATAATTTAACATTAGATGAATTAGAGATCTTATCAGTGATAAAGGATAGAAATATAGAAGATATAAAGAAAATAGTTAAATTACACAATTATAAAGACTTATCTAAATACATTGATTTACAAAAAGCAATTAAAATAAAAAACTTAAATACAAATAATACAAATGAATATTATGATTATTTGAAAATGGCTAAAACTTTAGGTATGGATTTGAAAGATAAGCAAATCGCATATCCAAAAAACATAAAAGAGGCACATGATAAAATATTAGAACAATATAACATAAGTAAAAATAAAATAATATCTAAGAAAATATTTAAAATCGCTAAAAACATAAAATCAAGTGAATATCAAGATAATAAATATGTAATATTTCCGGCAAAATCGTACGAAGATTTAGTTGAAGAATCGAAACAACAAAATAATTGTGTAAGAACTTATGCCGAAAGAATAGTTGAAGGCGAGTGTTATATATACTTTATGAGAAAACTATCAGATCTAAATAAATCATTAGTTACAGTAGAAGTTAGAGATAATACAGTAGTTCAAAAAAGAACAAAGAACAATGAGATAACGACTAAAGAACAAGATAAATTCTTGCAAAAGTGGGAGTTATTAAAACTTAAAAATGGTTAGGAGGGTTTAAATTGAAATCAAAAGATAAAATAATTTTAGAGATGATACACTTCTTTATAACTGAAATGTTTGAAAATGGAATAAGTACAATCGAAGAAATAAGAGAAAGTTTTTCACATAATGAAGTAAAAGACTTTAAGAATATGATAAAAAAATATAAAAAGATGCAATCATTAACAAGAAGCAAAGCGCTGAAAAGAGTAGCAGAAATGAAAAGATGTTCACAAATAAAAGTGATATCATGATATCAAAAGTAAATAAACTAATTTACTTACTAGGAGGATAAAAAAGTGGAAGATAAAGAACTAATTACTATTAAAGAATTAAAATATAAAATCAAAGAAATAGAAGATGATTTAGAATTATATTTGAAATTAAAACAAATAGAATTTACAAAAACACAGCCACAAGGGACAAGTTATGAAAACGAACGTGTAAATGGGAAGTTTGTTTTTGACAAATTTACACACTACATGATTAAGTCTGAAAAATATGATAGTAAAATTACTGAATTAGTAGATTCGCTATTAGTATACGAAAAACGATTAAACAAAAAAATAAAGAACATATGTAATGCTGATTCAAAAGCATTTATAACTTATTTAAGAGAAGAAGAAAAATATAGTTGGGAGAAAATATCAAGAATAACATCATATTCCGAGAGACAAGCAAGAAGAATTTACAAAGAAAATGCATGATGTCCGGAAATGTCCGTTTTTAGATGTTATTATATGTATAATGAGATAACTATATAGAAATCTCATTAATGCCCCTTTCTAAATTTTTAATGAGCACTACTTTGATAGTAGTGTACTGATGATATATAAATAACCACGTCGAGTTAAAGGTTGATGGAGGCACTTGACCTAACGCAACGAATTAAACTAAGCGTAATGTTTAATTTAGAAACCTTTATATCATTAGTACAGTGCTATTGAAGCACTTGTTTGCCATAAGTTCACTAACCTTTGTAGGTAGTATACTGATGATATTGATTACTCCAATTATGAATATAAGTAAAGTAGTTTACAATGTCATTAGTATAGTGTTTAGAATAGGCACAAACACTGTAATGCTTGATTTTAATTGCGTTACCTTCTTTCTGATATGAGAAGACAATCTTGAATAGGTTGTTTTTTTTAATATAAAAACGGGATTGTACCTGAAAAATGGCGTGCGATTAGGAAAGACACAAGAAATGCTAGTCGGTGGGATAAGCAGTGTCTTTAAAGGGGTGATATTAAATGAATACGATATTATCGATAATAGTTTTACTGATAACTGGTTTATTGGCAATAGCAACATTTATCGTTGCAAACGAGACGGAAGAACGAAAACCTGTACTTCCAGAAAAATCAAAAGCAACAAGGCAACCTAGAAAATACAATATTAGATGAAAATAGTATTAAATACAATACCGCCAACAATAAATAAATATATAGGTAAAACAAATAGTTGTTGGATGTATGAAAAAGATAAAAAAGAATATACAAAAGCGGTTGTGTTACAAACAATAGGTATAAATCCAAATAATAGGTAAAATAGATAAGAGAAAACCTAGAATAGAAATAGACATTGAAGAAATAAGTGGGATGGTGTAAAGGTAACATGTTGGTTTCAGATGCCAAAGAAAAAGGTTCAATTCCTTTTCCCACAACCAAATATATGAAAGGAGTGAGAATATGGTAGAAGTAGAAGTTCAAATTTCAAACTTTAAAGATAAAGAAAATAAGCAATTAGGATTATTACAACCAGGTTATAAATATTCTATATCTAAAGAAAGATATGTTGAATTATCAAAAAAAGGAATAGTGAAATTATTTAAAAAAGAAAAAGATGAGAAATAGGAAGGTGATAGGTTATGAATTTAAATAAATTTATAAATATATCACTTTTAAAATTATCAAAAAAATATAAAATTACAATAGTTGAGATAACAGTTGCAAAAGAAGAAAAAATAAGTAGAACATATTCGGTTAGTTATTATGAGTTAGAAGATGCTGAGCAAGAGACAATAAAAGAAACGTTTTATAACAAAAGAAGTTTAACAAGGTGGTTAATGTGTCTAAAGTAAGAAAGACAAAATTAACTGATAAACAAAAGAAACAAATAATTGCTGATTATGTAGACTGTAATAATTATTCGGAAGTTGCAAGAAAGCACAAGATATCTGATACAACTGTTAGAAAAATAGTTAAGACAGATGAAGATTGTTTGAAAAAACTTGAACAAAAAAAAGAAGAAAATACTCAAGATGTACTTGAATACATGGATTCGCTCAAAGAAAGAAAAAAGTTAATTGTTGATAAGTTATTAAAAGCAATAGAAGAAAAAGCGGAAAACTTGGATAGTTTTACTAATATAAAGGATGTTGCTAGTGCATATGGAATAATCATAGACAAAGAATTAAAAATAAAAGAATTAAGAAAACAAAATAGTTCTGATGATACTGGAGTAACTATTATAAATGATTTGCCAAAATAACATTGTTAAGATAAGAGATTTGATAATTCCAAAGTATTGGCAAAATTTCAACGATATAAAACATACTCATCAAATATATACTAGTGGTCGTGCTGGAACGAAGTCATCTCGTGGTGGCATAAGAGAAATATATAGAATAATACAAAATAAACCAGGTTCTGTAGTTGTTATGCGTAAATTTCATAATAAGTTGAAGAAGACAGTATTTAACGAGTGCAAAAGAGCAATCAAAAGATTAAAATTGCCTTTAAAGAATTTCAAAATAACAGTAAGTCCTATGCAAATCACATACTTGCCAACTGGTAATACTATTTATTTTACAGGTAATGATAGTATAGATGATACAAAAGGTATGATAGATGAAGACAAACCTATTGTTTTAGTTGTACTGGATGAATTAACTGAGTTTTTTGATAAAGGTGATGGTGAGGATGAACTACAAAATATAGAAGCAACATTTATTCGTGGTAATGATGAAGAGTTTGTGATGGAATATTATTTTAATCCCCCTAAAAATCCAAAAGCGCCTATTATGGGGTGGCTCAATAAGATGAAGTTAAGGGAAGATTGTATACATGTACACACTGACTATAGAGATGTTCCAGAAAGTTGGCTAGGAAAAAAATTAATCGAATCTGCAAGAATATTAGAAAAACTTGATCCAAAAATGTATAAATGGTTGTGGTTGGGTTTATGTATTGGAATAGATGAATTAATTTATTATATGTTCAGTGAGGAAAAACATGTTAAAGAGTGTACTGAAGATAATTTCAAAAATATGAAAAATTTGTTTATTGGTTGTGACTATGGACAAATGAATGCAACAACATATCAGGCATTCGGTATTGATTATAAAGACAAATGTATACGTGGTGTTGATGAATATTATTATTCAGGTAGAGATACAGGAAAACAAAGGTCACCAAGTGAGTATGCACAAGATTTTAAATCATTTAAAGAGAAAATCGAAAAAGAGAGTGGCTTAAAAGTCTTATACGTATTTATAGACCCATCAGCAAAAGGATTACAAGAAGAAATAAGAAGAATATGTCCTGATGTGATTATTAAAGATGCAAAAAACGATGTTGCTCTTGGTATATCAAGGGTACAAAAAATGCTCTCTTATATGAGAGTTTTTATTTCGCCTAAACAAGAACATTTAATACAAGAAATGTTTATGTATAGTTATGATAAAGATTTGCTAGACAAAGGAAAAGAAGTACCTGTAAAACAAAATGACCATTGTGAAGATGCATTTAGATATTTAATAATGGGAGTTTGGAAATTTATTAAAATTATACTTCCGATGATTGAAGGTGATAAAGATGATGAATAAAATAATAGACAAAATAAAAGGATGGTGGAATAGAATGTTTGATTATAACAAGATTGCTAAAGATTTTGATTTAGATATAGATACATCAAGAGATATATTAGATGCATTTCAAAAATTTTCTAATATATATAACGGACATGAACCCTGGATAGATGATAATACTAAATCATTGCATGTTGCCAAAACAGCATGTGAAAAGGTTGCAAAAGCAGTTACTATCGAATATAAAAGTTTATGTAGTGAGCCATATATAAATACTATATATCAAAAATTCTTAAGAAATAAGAGAAGAAATACAGAGTACATGATAGGAAAGTCATGTATATTTTTTAAACCTTATTATTCTAATGGCGATATAAAAACAAGTGTTATTCAAGCAGACAAGTTTATTCCAGTCAAATTTGATGATGATGGAAACTTATTAGGATTAATAACAATTGACCAAATAACGAAAGGCAATGATGTTTACACAAGATTAGAATATCAAGAGATAAAAGATAATAAAGTAATTATTAAAAACATTTGTTATGTTGGTAGAAAAGATAGTGTTATTTTACAAAAAAGAATTGAATTAAGTGAAGTTGATAAGTGGAAAGATATTGAACCAGTTGTAAATATAGAAGGTGTTGATAGAATTATTGGAGGGTTTGCTAGTATGAAGAATACTAACACAATAGATAATTCTTTTCCTTG